CGCCCCTACGGCACGAGCGGCATCATCGCCAACTACATCCGCAGGGAGCACGAGGTCCGTGCGTGCGACAAGTTCCCCACGGTCGCCCTGAGCGTCCAGGAGAAGGCGCTTGCCTCCTCCCTTGCCGACGCCCTGACGGGACGGTTCGACACCGACGAGTTCCCCGACACCTACGCCAGCAACCTGCGTGGGCTTATCGCCGCCAAACAGGCAGGGACGGCGGCCCCCGTGGTCGAGAAGCAGGCACCCGCCCCCCTGACGGTTGACCTGATGGCGGCCCTCCAGGCCTCTATCAACGCCGCCAAGGCAAAGCAGGGCGGGCAGCCCGTCGCCGTCGCCGAGCAGCTTATCGCCGAGAAGGCCGCCGAGGCCTCCAGCGCCGCCAAGTTCGCCATCAACTAAGGAGCCGCAGATGAAGGCAGAGCTTCTGACACCGATAGGCATACCGAGGCTGATGGCCCTTGCCAGGGACGACAACTACGGGTTCCAGCAGAAGCACGACGGGCACCGCACCCTGGTAGAGAAGCACGGCAATGCTATAAGGACCTACAACCGGGAGGGGGAGCCTACGCACCCCCTCCCCCCCTCCCTGCAAGGCACCCTCCTGGCGAGCGGCATCCCCGACTTCTATATCGACACGGAGCGTGTGGCCAGGCGGCTCATAGTCCTGGACGTCGTCAGCCTCCTGGGGTCAGACCTGAGGGCCCTGCCCTACAGCAGCCGTGAGCCTATCGCCCACCAGGCGTTCGACTGCCTGGGGCCCGGGGTAGAGGCCATCGGCACCATCCTGGGGACGGAGGCCAAGCTGGCCTACGTGGAGTACCTCATCAGGACCAAAGCAGAGGGGGTGGTCGTGCGTGACATGCGGAAACCCTACAGGGAGGGCGACGCCTGCCAGCACTTCAAGCTGAAGTTCGTCAAGGAGTGTGACGCCGTGGTCATAGGCCCCTCCCCTGACGGCAAGGACAGCGTCCGCATAGGGCTGTACAGGGGCGACGGTACCCTGCACGAGATATCCGGGGTTAGCCTCAGGAACAAGTTCAGGGTCCAGCCCGGCGACGTCATAACGGTGCGCTACCTATGCGCTACCAGGGACCTGCACATACGGGAGCCTCACCTCGTCCGCAAGCGGGACGACAAGAGGGCCTCCGACTGCTGGCTCAGCCAGCTAACCGAGGAATGAGGGGTAATATCATGGTAGTGGTCAGCCACGGGAGAGCCGAGCTGCTCTCGGAGGCAGAGGAACAGGATATCCTATGGGAGATAGCCGGGGATGTCCTGGGGCCAGCCTATAGGGAAGCATACAAGAGGCTGTTTACGCTCACGGAGGAGGTCAGGGTGCAGTATATCCCCCCGTTCCGGCATATGAGGAGGGCTGTCCATGTTCCTAAAGCTGCTTAAGCGCATGGCGTTCCATGCCGCCGTGGTCATAGGCGGCTCCTGCTCCATCATCCTGCTTGTCCTGAGGAGGCTTGTCACCTTCCAGCAGGGGGTAGGGCTGGCCATGGTCCTGGGCCTGGTCCTCGGGCTGGCAAGCATGTTCCTTGAGAGGAAAGGGGTTATCTGATGGTCTTCGTCTTCGGCAGCAATGAGAAGGGAATCCATGGCGGGGGGGCAGCACGCACCGCCGTGGCCCGCTACGGTGCCGTATGGGGGCAGGGGGAGGGAAGGCAGGGCAACGCCTACGCCATCCCCACATGCAGCGCCCCGATGCGCTCGGACGGGGACCGGCTTCCCCTCCCCAAGGTCAGGGAGTACGTCCACAGGTTCGTCCAGTACGCCAAGGGCCACCCCGAGGAGAAGTTCAAGGTCACCCAGGTGGGGTGCGGCCTGGCGGGCCTCGCAGCGGCGGACGTCGCCCCCATGTTCGAGGACGCCCCCCGGAACTGCTACTTTGACCTGGCATGGGAGGGGTTCCTCCCCCACCATCTATTCTGGGGCACCTACTAGAATCCCGTCCCATCCTGTGTATCCTGGTGTATACTACAAAAGGAAGGAGAAACCCATGCCATCACCCAGGAAGAGGGTCCCGGTCACCAAGGACGAGAACTTCGGCAATGCCGTCGCCGAGCTTATGGACACCCTGGAGGCGGTCGGGAAGAAGAGCCAGAGCCTACCCGACGAGCTTCTGGACGAGGTCCATGAGAGGGTCGAGGACCTTACCATACTTATCCAGAAGGCCCTGGTGCATGAGGGCGTCAGGGTGCAGTACCGCAGCGGCCCCACGGAGCCGGGGGACTAGGCCCTCATCCAGTCCCTCCTGACCTCTACCCACTCCCCTGGCTGTATCTCGCTCTCCTCGCTGTACTTGAACATGAAGTCAGGGATGTCCGGCAGCCCGGCGAACAGCCACTCCGTCCCCATCATCACGTTCTGGAGATGGGTGCAGACCAGGACATGGCCCTCCTCGGGGGCGTCGTAGATTATCTTCTTTATGTCCTCCGTCAGCCTCTCCAGGAAGGAGTTCATGGACTCCCCGTCCTTGGGCGCAAGGTCCCTGCCAGCCCCGGTGGCCAGGATGTTCAGGACGTCCCTTATCCCCGCTATCTCCCTGCCGTTCAGGATGCCGTAGTTGCGGCTCCTCAGCCCCTCCAGCTTGGCCACCTTCAGGTCGTACTCGTGCGCCACGCTGGTGGCGAGGATGGACGCCCTCTCCAACGGGCTGCTGTACACCTGCTTGATGCAGGAGTAGGCCTCCTTCAGCCTCTTCACGATGATGGGTATCTGGGCGAACCCGTCCGGGGACAGGGGTATGTCCAGCCCTCCCCGGAGCCTGACCGGCTCCAGGTTGAAGGCCGTCTGCGGGTGGCGGAGGAAGACTATCTTCTTCAAGGGCCTACAGCTCCCTCTTGCAGTAGGGGCACCTTCTCGGCCCCGTCGAGTCGTACTCGGGGCTGGGGTCCTGCCCGCTCGGCAGGCAGAGGAAGCCCCCGGTGCCCGTGATGACGATGCGGAAGGTGCCGTCTGCCAGCGTCTCTGCCGACACCTGCGGGCTGTCGCCGTTCTCGCCCAGTATGTGCAGCATGCCCCTCCTATCCGAGCAGCCACCTCTGCTGCCTGAGGCCGGCGCTGTAGGGCCGGATGGCGGTGACGAGGGGTGCCCACTCCTGGAACTCCTGCTGGTAGGACTGCCCCAGGCTCATGTAGAGCTGGGACTTGTTTATGTCCAGGCTTACCCCGTTGAGGCTGTAGCTGAACTCGTCCGCCGCCCACCTTGCCCCCTCGGCGGTCAGGCAGGAGGACGCCGCCCCCACCGCTGCGCACTTACCCCAGTCCCTAGGCACGGTGTCCAGGGTGTAGTTCGTCAGGTTCTTGGGGTTCCAGGTGTTGAGCTTGCTGATGCTTATGTCCAGCATCCTCAGTATGGTAGGGTCGAGCCAGATGTACCCTACCCTGGTCGTGTACCCCGCCACGACCTTGCCGGGCGTGGGGGGGCGGAAGTGGTAGTTCCTGTCCGGGTTGGTGTCCGACAGCAGCTCCCGGACGTACATGACGGCCGGGGCGTACCTGTTGGTCGTCGCTGGCCGGGGGGCGATTATGGCGCTGGGTGCCTCGAAGGAGGAGCTTGCCGGGTCTATGGGCTGGACGATGAAGTCCTCGAACACCCGGTTCTCCGGCTGCCCCTGGTACTGCACGATGTACCATACCAGGCGGAATATGCCCTTCCAGAGGGTAGGCACCACCATGGGGACGTAGTATGCCCCCTGGGAGGCCCTGGCGGGCACCATCTTGGGCTGGCTGGCCAGGATGAGGTCCTTCTCCGGCAGCACCATCATGTGGTTGGGCTGCTCCAGGTCGTAGTCGTACGCCCGCTGCCCCACCAGGGGGACCTTCTCGGTGACCTGGAATATGGAATAGGTTATAATGGCGGGGTCTATGAGCGCCCCGTTCGAGTCTCTCACCAGGATGCTGAGGTCCCCCGGTCCTAGCCGCTTCCCCTGCGTTACGGTCTCCATGCTGCTCCCCTGCATAGGATAACGGTAGCCAAAACACGACTTTTACCTGCCTCTAGTAGGGGTCCCTGCGGCAGAGGCGGCCCTGCCCCGAGGGCAGGGGGAGGAAAGCAGATGGCAGTCTATTCGTTCAGGTGCGGCAAGTGCGGTACGGTCCTGGAGGAGCTTATGCCCATGGCGACCGCCACCTTCGAGGACCGGCCCTGCCCGGTCAGGGGGTGCGGGGGCATGTGCCTCTACCAGCTCAGGGGGGCACCCTCCCTGGGCACGGAGGGCATGGCAAACGCAGCCTTCGACGTGAAGGTAGGGGCGGACGCCGAGAGGCGCTGGGCGAGGATTAGGGCCCGGCAGGAGAAGAGGAACAAGATACGGCAGGAGGCTGGGTCGGGGGCGCTGTCCGCCACTACCCACGAGGACTGGCGGCCTGTGCCGGGGGCGAGGCTCCGGGAGCTGGAGATACCCCCCAAGGCCCAAGACCAGATAGTCATCCCGATGAAAACGGGGGAGAAAAACAGACTTCCGTCCCCCTAATAGAGAGAGAATCAGGCGGCAGCCTGCCGCCAAGGAGAACTGGCCATGGCACTTTTCGGTTCCTACGCACCCCCTGGGGTATACACCTCGGTCGTCATCAGCGGAGCGGGCATACCGCTCTTCGGGAACGTCCGCATCCCTGTCGTAATCGGGGAGGGCCAGGAGTTCTTCGAGCAGGACAACGTGGAGCTGCACCGTGGCTCTAGCTCGGTGGCCGACGAGCAGGTCGTGAACGAGAACATCAGCGACCAGGCCACTGACATAACCAATCACCTGCACTGCACCTACTTCCCGGTAGTTATCGGGGACGGCACGGGGACGGTCACCGACGACCCGAGCAAGGTGCAGGTCGTGGTGGACGGCATCCCTGCCACGGTCATCCAGCTCGACGGGACGACCGGCGACTTTTATACCCAGGAGCTAATCACCCCTGGCCAGAACGTCGAGATTACCTACTATTTCAAGCGGACCGACACCCTCATCTCCAACGAGGACGAGTCCGACCAGGTCCCGAGCTTCGCTGCATGGCAGGCCTACGACACCAACCAGAACTACCTCCCCATCAGCGTCCAGCTCCCCGGTGTGACCGGCAGCAACGTCACGGTCATCGTCACGGACGACACCCTGGACTCCCCTCCGGGGACGGGCGTCCTGGACACGCAGGCCATCGGCGGGGCGGGCACGGACACCATCACCCTCGACATCGCCAAGGTAGGGGGCGGCAAGCGTACCCTCCATGACTTCTACAACCTCATCCAGGCGGGCATCCCCACCAACGACGCTGGCTACCTGACGGCCCAGCCCCCGGTCCTGGCAGGCTCCCCCCCGGTCCTCTCCGCCATGTACCCGGCCACCTACAGGCTCCAGGGCGGATACGGCCCCAACACCAACAAGGTGTTCAAGGTTCAGCACGTCCCCATCGTGGACGGCAGCAACGGCGGCGTGGTCACCACCGACCCGACCAAGGTCAAGGCTCTGGTGAACGGCTCCAAAGCCACGGTCTCAGCGGTGGACGGCCAGCATGGCCTGGTCACCCTGGCGAACGGCGTAGTGGCGGGCAGCACGCTTACCCTTACCTACTACACCAACACCTACCAGAACACCTACGACCTCCTCCCGGCATCCAGCGTCTCCTCCATCGTCGAGGTCGGCCTCGGCCCCAACCGGGCGGACTTTATCGAGGACACGGACTATGTCCTGGGGAAGGACTCCAGCGGCAACGACACCATCAACTGGGGTGCCAGCACCACCACCGCCGTGGGGCAGTCCACTACCGGCTACACCCCCTTCGGCCCCGTCCAGATTAAGACTACCCTGGTGGACGAGAGGGTATGGCTGCGGCCTACCATCAGGGGTTCCTGCAACGGCACGAACCTGGTCTTCACCCTGCCGGACAGCCCTACCGACCATGGCACGGTTACGGACGACCCGACCAAGATAATGGTCTTCGTGGGCGTCAACCCCGTGGAGGCCCTGGACAACTACCTGCCCGGCACCTCCGAGCGGGTCATCACCCTCTCTGGCAGCACAGGGGACTTCACCCTCTACAAGGCCCCCCTGCTGGGCACCCACGTCTATGCCAGCTACTACCGGAACACCCTGAACGACCACAGCTACACGGCCACGGTCGTCAACCCCGGCATACCGGGGCAGGGCACCTACACCGTCAAGGACGAGGTCAGCAGGGTGCTCCCTGTGGCCTGGTTCGATGCCCCCAGCAGCAGCGTCACCCAGTCGGGCGAGTTCGCCCAGACGGGCATCGTCTGGCCCTATGCCTTCCCGGACCTGTACGACTCCCCCGGCGAGGTGGACGAGACCGTCACCCTGACCTTCCAGGACGATGGCCTGCACCGTGACGCCAACCCAGGGGCGCAGGCCTACCTCACGACCCAGGGCATCCTGTTCTTCTGCACCACGCCCGGAGTGGGGGGCGACGCTATCAGCGTGGCCTTCAACACCACTGGCACCTACGGGGTAGTGGTCGCAGGCAACGGCATCACCTTCAACGGCGTCACCACTACCACCCAGGTACTCGCCCTGGCCGGGGCAGGCATCAGCACCACCTTCGGCACCGTCCTCGCCCAGCTCGTCACGGTAGGCTCCGTCAGCACGGCGGCGGCCCTCAACCTGGACGGCGGCGTTGACCCGAGCGACCCCGAGCCGTACTCCATCCGCTACATCGTCACCTCCTCCAGCCCCAAGGGGTCCAGCGGCATGGGCTACCTCGACCAGACCTACATCGACCAGAACACAGGGTTCAAGCTCACCGTCGTCAGCCCGCAGGACGCCCTGGACTACGGGTACCAGTCCCTCCCCGACCCGCAGTACACCTTCGAGCCGGGGGACACGCTGGTGTTCCAGGTCAGCAGCGAGCAGGCCCGCTACACGGGCACTACCTACTCCCCGTACAGCCTGTCCCAGCCCAACAACCTGGTCTGCATCGCCGGCCTCCAGACCGAGGTCATCACCACCTTCGGTGCCAACACCGGGGACACCGCTATCATCCAGACCTTCAACAAGTCCGGGAACGAGCCGGCCATCGGCGAGTACTACTTCGTCTCCTTCCAGACCGACAAGACGCCCGCCGACATGGCCATCAAGCTGTACAGCAAGGCCTCCGACGCCTATGCCGCCTACGGGCAGCCCACTACCGTCAACCGCCTGTCCCTGGGCGTCCAGTTCCTCACCCAGAACGGGGCGCAGCAGTTCGGGTGCATCCAGGTCCCGAAGCAGCCCGGCATGAACACCGGCTCGGACGCCAACTTCATCGCAGCCATCCAGACGCTAACCACGGCGCTCCCCGGCAGCACCCAGAAGGCCAACGTCATCGTGCCGCTGAGCACCAGCACCACGGTCCACCAGTTCCTCAGCAGGCAGCTCATCACCCAGGCCAACGTGAGGAACAAGGGGGAGGCAATCGGGTTCGTGGGGTACAGCACCTACACCGACCCGAACACCGCCAGGGCTAACGCCCGTGCCCTCAAGAACGCCCGCATGATTGCCATAGGCATGCCTGCGGCCGCCGTCCTCCTGACCGACTCCCAGACCGGGCTGTCGCTGGAGTACGCCGTCAGCGGCGAGTTCATGGCAGCGGCGATGGCAGGGCTTAACACCAACCCGGCCAACGACGTGGCGACCACCCTGACCAACCAGGACCTCGTCGGGTTCAGCAGGCTGCTCGTGCAGTACGACGACGCAACCATGAACCTGATGGCCTCGGACGGGCTGGTCTGCCTCACCAACAACAACGGGGCGCTCTACATCCGCCACTACAAGAGCACGGACCCGAGCAACCCCATCACCTCGGAGCCGACCTGCACCACGGTCACCGACTACGTCTGCCAGCAGTTCCGCATCGACCTCCAGCAGTTCATCGGGAGGAAGATGGTGGACGGCCTGACCACGGACATCCAGGTGGTAAGCGACGCCAGGCTGAAGTCCTTGCAGAACAACCAGATAATCTCTGGCTACAAGAACCTCGTCGTGGTCCAGGACCCGACGGACCCGACCACGGTGGACGTGACGGTCACGTTCAAGCCGATGTTCAGCCTGCTCTACATCTCGGTCACCTTCACCGTGACCACGACACTGTAAGGAAAGACATGGGGGAGAAGGCAGGCACCTTCTCCCCCGTGACGACAAGGTGGCAGAATGCAGATAAATCCAGTCGTTACACAGGCAGGCGGGGTAATCAGCGTCCGCCTCCAGGCCTTGTTCATCGGCGACCCCACGGACGCCACGGACAAGACCCTGATTGCGGCGTACGGGGACCCGCAGATATCGCTGGTCGGGAACGGCACCTTCGTAGGGCCGGTGCCCAATGCCAGCCCCCCGGCCACCTTCAGCTTCACCTTCCCCAGCAGCGAGTACTACGTGGGGATAACGACCAAGATGTCCTCCCAGAGCCTCCGGTTCATGACGTCGCTGCCGACCGTACCCCCGCTCGGCAACCCCAATGCACCGGCACCCATGCAGGGGCCGCTGGACTGCATCACCATCTACCCTGCGGCCGCACTGGACATCTGGTACACAGCGATGGTCAATGCCATCACTACGGCCATGACGGCCCTGAGGAACCTTGCCCCCGTGCCGCCCCTGCCACCAGTGGACGTTTAGAGGAGCCAAGATGAAGTCGAACCTCATAGCTCGCCGCAAGAAGGCCGCCCTGGCATCCGCAGGGAACGACCCCTGGGTAACCGACCGGGACGAGAAGGCGGACGCCAAGGCCCCGGAGACCGCAGAGGTCCCCAGGCTGGCCGCCGAGTCCAAGACCGCCCAGCCCGTCCCAGGAGCGCCCCCTGCTGCCCCTGCCCCTGCCGCAGCCCCGGCTCCTCCCCCCGCAGCCCCGGCCCCTCACGGAGGGGGGGCGGTTGACCTCACCCAGATATCCAGCGAGGGGCTTGCCAAGATGATAAAGGCCCTCTCCGGCGTCAACGACCTGCTGAACGACAAGGCCCTCCTGGCGGTCATCGAGAAGGCCACGGAGCTTCTCAAGGGCCGCCCCGCCGAGCCTGAGGCACCTGCCCAGGCACCCGCCCCCAGGGCGGCATCGGCGAAGAAGGCCTGGAGCGGGGAGGACATGGAGATGGCCGACCGCCCCTGGGAGCAGGATAACTACGACCAGAACAACATGAACGAGCCGTCCGTCCCCTCCTGCAACCAGTGCGAGATGCTCAGTATCAACGGCGTCAACTGCCACGAGACCGGGTGCCCGAACGAGGGCAAGACGTGGTCCCCGGAGCGCCAGGAGTGGGTGCGCTACAACAAGTGCCCCGAGTGCGGCAGCGAGGTCGAGGAAGGACAGGCGTGCGACTGTATGGCACCTAGCATGGAGCACTTCTGCCTCGGGGGCCTGAACGTCGCCTCCTTCGAGAAGGAGGCAGTGACACCCCCAGGCATCAGCGAGGAGACGATGCACGAGCTTAAGGCCGACCCCGGCATCGACGAGCCTTACGCCGTGGCCTGGAGCATCCACAACAAGAAGAAGGAGGGCAGCTTCCTGGTCACCGCCGTGACCCCGCCCGGCATCAGCGAGGGGAAGATGCACGAGCTGAAGGACCAGTACCCCGGCAACCCCGAGGCGGCATACGCCACTGCCTGGAAGATTCACAACGAGAAGGAGGGCAGCGACAGGACCGCTGCCGGTGCCGAGGGTAGCTGGTGGGTGAATGTGAAGGACCAGACCGGCAAGGTAGAGGAGTCCGGGGGCAGGACCCCGGAGGTCGAGGAGGCCCACGGCAAGGTGGACGAGAAGCCCGCCAAGCTGGACCGCCCCGAGACCACCCTCCCCGAGAAGCTGGCGGCAGAAAGGCAGTACTGCACGAACTGCCACAAGGATATGGACACAAAGACAGCCCATGGGGTGACCCACTGCACGGGCTGCGACAAGGTCCTGTTCACCAGCCCCTCGGCTCAGGGAGGCTCGCTGTCGGGCACGGGGAAGAAGGCCGCAGACGGCCCCATGAAGGCCAGCACGGCGCTCAAGAGGGTCGAGACCCTGGCCGACCGCCTCAAGGAGATGTACCTGGACGCCAAGGAGGTATGCGACGCCAACGACTCCCGGCCCGTCCGGGAGGCGGTAGAGGCGATATACCGGGCGTACGACCTGCTCGGGACCGCCGCCAAGGTGCTGGGGAAGCAGGACATGCAAGAGAAGGCCGAGGCCGACGCCATCGAGGCGAAGGGCAAGGCGAAGAAGAAGAAGGGGGGCCTGCTGGACAGCCTGGTGCTGGCCGCCGCCGAGTAGGCGACTGCGAGCAAAAGGACTTCCGGGGCTTTGATTAGGAACGCCGGCCAGCAGGGCCGGACAGGAGGAAAGACATGGCGCAGGGCGGTTACATCTACCAGCAGGGGGCAAGCCCCCAGACTGAGTCCGTCATCTCCAGCCGCTTCAAGATTTTCACCGACGTCGTCGGCGTCGGCAAGTTCGTGAAGCTCGGGGTGACGTCCCAGTTCAACATCTCCGAGACCAGGACGGTCGAGGCGATACGTGGCCTCGGGTACGGCGACCAGGTCGCCGAGCTGGTGCCCGGCGTCACCGAGCCGCTGAGCGTCACCATCCAGCGCACATGCCTCTACCTCGCCAACATCATGCAGGTGCTCGGCTACAAGGCGGGCGTCTCGGGCGGGGTGCGGTCCATCCGTCACCACAGGTGGCCGTTCGACATCAAGACCGAGATTGTGTTCAGCCAGCTAGCCTCCGAGGACCCGAAGAACGCCGCAGGCACGGGCGGGGGCACCCCCGACCTAACGAAGGCCGACATCCCGAACGAGGGCGGCTTCAACAACCTCGGCAACCCCGGCCTGTACGCCGTGGCCACGGTGTACGAGGGCTGCTGGATTAGCAACTACACCACGGGGTACGTCATCGAGACGGCGGCCGTCAACGAGAACGTGACCATCTCGGTCACCGACATCTTCGACGTGTCCGGGACCGTCTACGGCGAGTTCCTCGACAGTGGCCTGAACAGCGGCGACGCCACCGGGCGCAGCCTGCTGTACTCGATATCCTAAGCAAAAGCTAGTATTTAAGCTCTGGCTCTTGAATCCTTTGCGGAGGTGCGGGCGGATGCCAGGGAAGGTGGTCCGTGAGCAGGCCTGGGTGAACGTGTCCCCGGCCCGCAAGTGCTGGAGGCTGGTCTACAACACCAAGACCAGGAGGGTGTTCATCCTCTTCGAGAAGGAGGGGCTGACCAAGACCTTCCAGGCCATGTTCTGCTCCGACCCCACCGACGACGGGCCAGGCTCCGTCACTAGCAGGGAGGGCAGGGAGCAGTGCCTAGAGCATGCCAGGAGGCTGGGCCTGGACATCCGCAGCCGCCGATAGAATCCCCCCGCCAATAGTGTATCCCGATGTATACTAACCGTAGGAGGATACACCCGATATGGCGACCATCACTATAGGCAAGGCCCCCCGGCTGGCAATATCCAACATCAAGTCGCACCGTGGCATGGAGGGCCCTACCCTGGACTGCGACCTCTACCTCGACGGCAGGAAGGTCGGCTACTGCATCGACGACGGGAACGGCGGCGGGATGTACTTCAACTGGGCAGGGTACAGCCCCGACCTGTCCCCCGAGGAGTCGGGGCGCAGGGAGCGGGAGAACGAGGAGGCCGTGGAGCAGTACATCGCCAGCCTCAGCCTGCCCCCGGAGGTAGTCACCGGCATAGGCCCCGAGCCGTTCGAGATGAAGCAGGACCTTGAGCACCTCGTCAACGAGGCGGCTGGCAAGTGGGAGGAGGAGAAGGCGCAGCGGGCGCAGTTCGCACGCCTTGCCAAGGGCAAGGTCCTCTTTCGCATGCCCGGCGAGCCAGCGGACAAGTTCTGGACGATGGCGCTCAAGAGCAGGGGCAAGGTATGGACGGTGGAGCAGGTAAAGGCCGCCGTTGTCAAGCGCTACCCTGGGGCCATCTTCATCGAGACCTTCGAGCAGTTTATCGGAAAATAACACTTCCTCGGGCTTGGTAGTATACCCTGCCTAGCAGTCTCCTGCATCTCCTGGAGGGACGCTGCGTCAGGAAGGCACAGCGCCTCCCCCTCTCGTAGGGAATCCTCTTCCCGCCCCACTGGCCCGACGTCGGGTCGGCTATCCTGCCGTCCTGGTGCTCCAGGAACCAGTGGGTCCACCCCCTCCCGCTTATCACCTTGGGGTAGAACCCCCTCCTCTTCCCCCAGAGGTGCCATAGCGCCTCTGCCCCCAGGTAGCAGTGCCCGAAGGTCGGGTGGTCGGAGGGCCTCCGCCTCCCCCGCCACTCCCTGCTCAGCAGGTCGTCCGACAGGGAGGCATGTATCAGGCCTATCACCTTCCTCATATCCCTGGAATACCGAAAACCCGCTATACGCTGCTTTAGTTGAGGAGAACCATGCCACACTCGCCCCTGCTAGACAAGAAAGGCACCATGCTCCCGACCCCAGGAGGCGGGGTAGGAGGGTTCGACAAGGCCGAGCTTTACGACGACCCCGGCTTCGCCACGGAGCAGCACCATGCCAGGCCGGGGGAGGACGACGACTACAACATGCCGTTCGGGGAGAAGGGGACGGAGCCGGAGAGGACCAAGCACGGGGGCCGCCGGGGCAACACGGACTGGGAGGTCCTGACGGGCCTGGGCGACACGGAGGAGGTCCGCAGGATAGTCTCGCAGGTCTTCGGGGAAGGGTTCAGCGCTGCCATATCCCGTTTCCCGGAGGGCGTAAAGGTGTACCTCGACACCCCCCCCTCCGAGCTTCCGAGGGTGAAGGAGCTTGCCAGGGCCCTGGGGGCCAGGAGCCTGGAGGAGGTCAAGAGGACGGGCAGAAGGGTACCGCACGCCCTTACCGCCTCCCATAGGTGCGAGTGCCACGGCTTCACGGAGAGCGAGAAGGACAAGTCCGTATGCACCTGCGGCCACCAGTGGCACGAGCACTGGCACAAGGGGGGCTTCGGGTGCAGGTTCAAGGAGGCCGGCACGGGCAGGGGCAACCCCCCCATCCCTGCCAAGACACGCAAGGAGCAGGACCGCCTCCAGCGCAGGTATGAGCGGGGGGAGGCCACCCCGGAGGAGATGCAGCGCCTTTGGCAGATGAAGGGCCTTGTCAAGAAGAACGCTGCCCATCCCTCTGAGCCGGCCTACCGTGCCGCCCAGGTCCTAGCCCAGTTCGGGCAGATTAAGGACAACGACGTCAGGAGGATAGCCAGGGAGATTGACCTCCTGGTGTCAGGGGCCGCCCCCAGGGCGGCCAGCGGGGCCAAGCAGGCGGTGTCCGAGACCCCCATCAAGGTGGTGGAGGACCTGGAGGACGCTCCCCTCCTGCTCAAGTCTGCCCATACGGACGCCGAGAGATTCCGGGAAGACCTCAAGGAGGAGGCACCGGGCCTCGACGCCTACCTCTACCGGTCCGAGGTCTACTGCCCCACCTGCGGGCAGGACATCATCGACGAGCTGGTGGACAAGCACCTTATCCTCCCGCCCGCCCCCGGCACGGATGCCCCCTGGGCCACGGACTCCGAGCACGTCCCGCAGCCCCTCTTCTTCATGGAGCAGGACGAGTCCTGCACGAGGTGCGGGGACGACATCGGCAGGGGCAGGAGGGAGCCTGCGGAGCTGTTCACCGAGGAGGACAGGGGATTCCTGGGGGGCATGGGCATATCCGCCTCCCTGAAGGGGCTTACCCAGCAGGTGCTCCCCTCCAACCCCCTCCTCGTCCCCAAGGAGCCTGACCCGGAGACAGCCACGTTCTTCAAGGAGAGCGAGGGGGACAAGCCCTGCTGCCCGTACTGCGGCTCCGACGACTATGGCCTGATGCCGGCCGACTTCGAGACCGCAAAGTGCAACAAGTGCGGGAGGAACTGGCACCACGGGATTGTCGAGGGGATAAACGACCCCAAGACCGCCACCGAGAAGTCGTACGGCACGGGCACCCCGATAGGCGGCACCGAATCCGGCCTCCCTGCCTCCAAGGAGGACCCCTCCCATCCACGCTGGACCCCCCCTACCCCCCCTAGCCCCACGATGCCCCCGCAGCAGCAGCCCCAGGCCGAGCCTGGCCAGCCTGCCCAGCCGCCGCCCACCCCCCAGTCCCAGGTCAGGCAGGTGGTCAACGAGGTGGCCCAGGACAACCCCCAGGCGGACAGGAAGGCCCTGGAGCAGGTTGCGGAGGGCCTCCAGGAGAGGACTGGTGCCGTGCTCGTCCCCGACATCGACCCGCACGAGACCCCCGAGTTCCTCCCCCCCAAGCCCCGCAAGCACCTCGACGACTCCCTTATCGACGAGACCGGCAACCCCCCTATCCCCCTGCACAAGGGGGCAGGCACGGCGGAGGACGAGCCGGACGAGGACGTGACCGACCTCGGGACCATATACGGGAGGCCGCTAAGAAGGAGCGCCCCCCCTCCCCAGGGGCCGGGCAGGACGTTCATCAACCAGCCTGCCGCCCAGTACCCTACGGAGTACCCCGAGGGGTGGATGGAGGCCTGCTACGAGTGCGGGAGGTTCATCCCGGACCTAGACGGCGAGAGCCAGTTCTTCGACTCGGCGGACTTCGCCCGCAGCGCCCTCATCGACCACTATGCCATAGACCACCCGGACCTGAGGCCCCCCAAGTACCTGGACGAGATTGACGAGCCTACAGGCGGATGGGAGTGGAGGATAACCTGCCCCGAATGCGGGGTCGCCCTCAAGAACTTCACGAAGGACGGCGTTGACAGCGTCTTCTACAAGCACTGGACCGCCAACCACTCGGGACGGCCAGCCCCGTCGAGGAACGACGTGGAGGCGGTCCCGTACAGGAAGGGCAGCGAACCTCCGAAACGGCCCCAGAAGGGGGGAGAGCCGTCCCTCGACCTTACCGATAGGGACAAGCAGGAGCTTAGGGCCATGGGCATCCAGGCGAGGAGGAAGACAGCGGAGGACGCCGCCTCATGGTGGGCCGGCACCCCTGCCGACACCAGGCGCAGCATGGCGGACAGGCTGGGGATAGACAAGTACTGGACCCACTTCAGGTGGACCTCCCTTCCCCCCGGCGTGCAGGACACGGTGAGGATACGCATCCAGGAGCCTACCCTGGAGCTTACGGAGGAGGACAGGAAGCACCTCAAGGAGATGGGGGTGCAGGCAGCCAGGGGCAGGGGGGACCCGCTGCTGGCCAAGAAGCTCTACGAGGAAGGCAAGGAGGCCTTCGAGCACGGCAAGCCGGACGAGGCAGCGGACCTCCTGAAGAAGTCCCTGGACAGCAACCCCTACAACGGCCCAGCACACTTCATGCTGGGCATCGCCCTGGCACAGGAGGGGGAGATAGGGGGGGCGATATACGAGCTGGAGAGGGCGCTGAGGATAAGGCCCCAGGACAGCTACGCCTACCACTCCCTTATCAAGGGCATGGAGAAGGGGGGGCTGCTGGACTCCCTCCCGAAGGAGGTCTCGGACCTCCTCCGTGACAAGATGGTGTCCAAGGAGGCGGCCGCCCAGGACGTGCTGTGGAGCAGCGAGAAGCTCCTGCCCCCTGAGATGGTCATGAAGTACCGGGGGTTCGAGAGCGCCTACTACACCAAGACCCCCGAGCAGATGAAGCTCGACCTCGGCCTTACCGACGCTGAGCTGGCGAGGTTCAACCAGCTCCACGACGAGATGGAGGAGAGGGTCCGCAAGTGGCAGGCAAGGCGTGACAGGCCCCTGTCGGACTTCAGCGGCAAGGACGACGGGGCCCCGGATGAGGCAATCGGCGAGATAGAGGACTACGAGCGAAGCTATGGCCCGCAGGCCAAGGCGATGCGTGACAGGGATATCATACGGACCCACAAGAAGCACCAAAAAAAGCGTGCCGACTGGCCGTACAGGCAGATGCCCCCTCCGGGAGAGATATCCCGCATGAAGACGGACACGGGGGTATGGAGGGGGGAGGACGGCCCGTTCGACACCCCGGCCAGCACCTATGGCAAGGGCCCGAAGCCCCAGCCCATGCCGGACGAGTACCGCCTGCCCGACTTCCCGTCCGTGCAGCCCCACGGGGAGGCAAGGGCATGCCCCAACTGCAAGGCCACGGACGCCCGCCCTGTCGAGGACCCGGACAGCCCTGGCGAAAGCCTAATGGAATGTGGTAGTTGCGGGGCGTTCTTCTCCCTCTAGGGCAAATACATACTAGGGAACACCTTTAGTAGGCAGAGCAAATGGCCTTTCCCAAGACGGCGAATGCGGTGGTCAGAGAGCCGGTGCTCTCCTCCCATGACTGGGAGAGGGCATGGGGGAGCCTTGCCTTCCATATCCCCCTGTCCCCGGAGGCCAGGGGGTTCTGGAAGACCGCCTCGTCCGCCCAGAGCAAGTACCTGCTGAGCCACTGCACCATCATGTCCTCCGTGGCCACGGAGGAGGAGCCTTACGACTACCTCATCCGCCCTGCCAGCGCCCACCTGGTGAACAACAACGACGACGCCTGGTCCAACGAGGTCATGAGGATGTCCCACCGTACCTTCGTGGGGGCGTTCAACTTCGTGGAGCACTTCCAGAACTCGAAGTACGCCAAGGGGCACATCATCGACAGCATCCTGCGGAGGATACACCTCACCCAGGACCCCAGGGACAGCGTCTACTTCGTGGACATCCTGGTCGCCACGGACCTCTCCCACAGGAAGCTGGCGAACGACATACGGACCGGCAAGGTCAAGTACCTCAGCATGGGGTGCGTGACGGACCTCGTCATCTGCTCCTTCTGCGGCCAGAGGGTGGCCGACGCAGGCTCCTACTGCCACCACCTCCAGTTCAACAAGGGGGCCTTCCTGCCCGACGACGACGGCGTGCCGAGGCGGATAGCCGAGCTTTGCGGCCACAAGTCCCTGCCAGGAGGCGGGGTACGGTTCGTGGAGGCGTCCTGGGTACAGACCCCGGCGTTCCCAGGGGCGGTCAAAAGGTCCATAGTGGCGGAGGAGTGGCTCGGCCCTGCCACCCAGTACACCCGGCAGGTGGCCTCGGACGAGGAGTTCGCCAAGGCAGCCTCGGAGAACGACAACTACCAGGGCCTTAATGTGGGAGAGTACCTCCTCTCCATGGACGACGGGAGGAACCTAAGATAATGGCAGGACCCAACCCCCTAATCGCCGCCTACCAGCGCAAGCTGGCCGAGCTGGGCGAGCTTGACAGCGAGATAAACAGGCTGGACATGACCCTCCCCGAGGGCGAGGGGGGGAAGACCTTCGACTACCTTGCCCAGAAGCGCCAGGAGATAGAGCGTGAGATACGGGGCATGAAGGAGAAGATTGACCTCCTGTCCGCCTGGCAGAGGCTCAAGGAGGGCATGCACTGGTCCGAGGGCCTCCGCTCCCAGCTAGACGGCCTGGACGAGAGCATAGGGGAGATAGCCACCAGCAGGTCCGCCGAGGGCGGGGCCGGGGAGGCCGGGGCACTACCCCCGGAGCAGCCCCCTGCCGAGGCCCCGGAGCAGCCTGCGCCTGCGCCAGAGGCACCCCCCGAGCCTTCCCCCACCGAGGAAACACCGCCTCCGCCACCCCCAGCGCCCGTCCAGGCGGCCAAGAAAGACAACTATCCGATTCCTGATAAGAAGGGCAGTAGTGGCCCTAACCCTGAGAGAGGAAAGACTATGGCAAACGATTCCAAGACCTCGCTGAAGACAGCGCTAGCCGACATGAAGGCCAGCAGGGAGGCGGTAACCAGGGAGGCCAAGACCCGTGTCGCAGCCGCCTGGACCATCGCCAAGACCATGCTGCCCACAGCGCCCCCGGAGGCGCAGAAGGCCTTTGCGCAAACGCTGCTGGCGAACGGCACCAAGGCGCTGATTGCGGCCCTGAAGCAGACCGCCGTCAATGCCCACTATACCAAGGTGGCCGAAGAGTTCAAGAAGGTCCACAAGGTCGAGCTGAACGACCTGCTTGAGGACCCCTCCGTCCTGACCAAGGAGAAGGGAGCTGTCAAGTCCGAGGTCAAGGGCGACCCGAAGAGCGCCACCGGGAAGCAGGCAGACGACCGTAAGGACTCCGGCCCCCAGCCCTCGACCTACAACGACGGCCGTGGCTGCGGCGGCGGCACCCACTCCGAGCCGAAGGAAGTCGATGCAGGCAAGGCTGCGGAGCGCCCAGGGGCAGGAGAGCGCCCCGGCGACACCGTGAACCTGTCCGAGGGCAAGTCCGCTGGCAAGGAGAGCGACAAGGCGGACGAGAAGCTGGAGAAGGCCAAGGCGAAGCAGGAGGTCAAGGACGCCAAGAAGGACGCCTCTGCCAAGACGGCCCAGCCCGTTCCTCCCCCGGCACCGCCCGCAGCACCGCTCGCACCGCCCGCCGAGGGCGGGGCAGCACCGCCAGCGGAGCCTCCTGTCGAGGAGACGCCCGCTGAGGAGCCTCCCGCCGACATCCCGCCCGTCGAGGGCGAGGGCGCACTCCCGCCCGCACCCCCTGCCGAGGGGGGGGCGGCCGAGATGGTGACCGAGGAGAAGATTAAGGACATCGTCGAGAAGGTCGAGGAGGTCGCCGAGGAGATTAAGGAGCTTGAGAAGGACATCTCTACGGAGACCAGGGAGGGCGAGGAGGTCCCTGAGGGCGTCCTTGAGACCGAGGGCAAGGAGCTGGAGGAGACCGGAGAGCAGCTTGAGGGGGAGGGCGAGTCCCTGGAAGGAGAGGGGGAGGCGCTCAACCTCGACAGCATCTTCAACGAGGAGGCCATCGACGACAAGACCTCCGCACTCGCCAACGAGGGGGACAACTCCGGGGCAGAGTTCTTTGCACCCTCTGCCGCCGTGGAGCTGGAGGCCGCCATCGACGACAGCGGCATGGGCAGCATCCAGGACATGTTCTCCGTCGTAGGCTCCGACGCCGACCCGCTGGCAGCCCTGCTCGACGTCAAGACGGCTGCCCAGGTGGCAGGCATAGACGTGGTCCCCAGCTTCACCGGGGAGGCGGCCAAGAAGTTCCAGAGCGACACGGCCGGCAGTGACGGCAGGGACTTCGAGGACGACCACTCCGCCACCCTGTGGGCAGAGGTTATCAAGACCTCCGACCTGCCGGAGTTCAAGGACTCTGGCCCTGGCAAGGGCCCCGTCCGGGTCCCGCAGGACTCCCAGCCCAAGCTGGAGTCCCCCAAGGACGGCGAGGCACCCTCTTCCCAGGGCAAGGCGGCCGCCAAGCCCGCTGACAAGAAGGCCCCGGCTACCCTGAGGAAGATAAAGCCGGTTATCGCCTCCGACAAGGACGCTGTCCGCAGCATCGACCTCGCCGACGCCCTGTTCGGGGACGGCGGTGCCGGAGAGGGCCGGTAGCCAGGTAGGCATGCGCAGTCAACGCCCCCCGGGCCAGCCGGGGGGCTATCCCCTTGCCCCTATGCAACCCAACCCATCCTACGGCCCCATCATGGGGGACCTTATAACATATACGGGGGAAGGCCTTCCCTCCCTCGTCCCTGTCCCCTCCGTCCTCCTTCCCGTACCCAAGATGCCAGCGAGTCGGGCTTACACGGCTGGAACCCCGCCAAACAAGCGCCCGGAGCCGACTTCCGGGCGTCCCTTCTAGCCGGAATTTCCCAAGTTCCACAACTACGGACCCCCTTATATGTAGGCGTGTGTGGCATGCTATAGCCCCGGATGTCCCTCCCTGGACGACGGGCTGGCTGGCCGCATAATCCAACCGCCTACGATGGAGTAGTCAAATGGGTCTAAAGCTCATCTACTACGGGCAGAACGACTCGGTGAACTGCACGCCCGACGTGCTCCTGACCGGCGACCCCGGCACCGACCAGCAAACGCTGATTAGCGCCGGATACCTGGGCGGGCGCATCATGGCGCTGGCAGGAGACCCCCAGAACGCAGTCGGGGTCAGCACTGTCATCGTGCCCTGCGACGTGGACTCTACCCCCGGTGTCTCGGGGATGGAGACCGCCAAGGCAGGCATCGTCGGCCCTGGCCCGTACAACCCGAACGACAATTACTACACCTCGACGGCGACCACCACCGTGGCGGCGGGCAACATCCCCTTCGGGACGCTGCTCAACGGCCCTGGCGAGTTCTCTGGCGCAGTCGGGCCTGCCGGTTCCAAGAAGGCCCCGATTGTCCGGGCGCTTTGGCAGGGGAACCTCAACCAGGAGTCGTACGACACGAACTCCTATGCCCTGGCGGCCTATGCAGTAGGACAGTACGTCTACGCCGGGGGCAGCAGCAGCGCTCACGCCTCCAACGTGGGACTGTACACCTCGTCTGGAAACTACTCCCAGACGGCGGGCAACCGCATCCCCGTGGGAATCTGCACTCACGTGCCGACCACCCAGGAGCCTTGGCTCGGCGTAGCCAGCCTGCTATAAGGCAGCGAGAGGAGACAAACAGATGGCAAACCTTTCCCGCACTCAACAGCAGACGGCAATGCTAGGCCAACTGCTGAAGACGGCCGGCGGCCGGCAGAAGCTAGCCGCTAGCCTCGGACCGTCCCTCCGCAGGCGTCGTGACTACATGAGCATCGCACGCAAGGCGCTCATGGTCGAGACCCTGCCGGACGGCGCTCTGCCCATCTACGACAAGGAGTTCGACATTGCCGCCCAGACCGTTTCCGGTCCTGCGGGCGGGTCCTTTGTCGAGGCCTTCGTGGTGGGCGAGGAGGGCGGCGACATCGTTCGGGTCACCAAGCCGAAGCGTGTCACCGTTCCGACGTTTGAAATCGTGTCGAACCCGATGATTCCCATCACGCAGATTAAGGAGCGTCGGTTCGACCTGGTCGCCCGCTCCCTCAACCTGGCGAAGGCCGAGGTTGGGGCAGCCGAGGACGGGTACGTCTTCGGGCTGTTCGACGCCGTGGCAGCCGCAGCCAACGCCCAGGTGGTGCTGGACAACGCAGCCAGGGCCGGCAGCGGCCTGTTCGACCCCGTCTACAACGGGGACATAGCCATCAGCCCGCCCATCGACCTCAACTCGATGGCTGACGGCTTCGGGCAGGTGCAGCGGCACGACCTGTCTGTGGCGTTCTGCTTCTTCAACCCGAGGGACTACACGGACCTCCTGAAGTGGACGCAGCAGAACATCGACCGTGAGACGCAGCGCAAGCTGCTCAAGACCGGCGTCATGGGATACCTGTGGGGAGCCACCCTCCTCCAGTCCCGTAAGGTCGGCTTCGGGTGCGTCTACATCCTGGCGGACGCCGAGTTCCTGGGCGTCATCCCGGAGCGTATCCCGCTCACCGTCATGTCCGCCGACAGGCCGGACCTCAGGCAGATTGGGTTCAGCATCTTCGAGAACCTGGGCTTCCTGGTGTTCAACCCCTCCGGCGTGCAGCGGCTCACCGTCACCGGGCGCTACAAGGCCTGGGACGGCTCGACCAACCAGGGCGAGAACTAAAGCCCTTCATCGACAGTCCTCCAAGGCGGGGGCCCAACAGGGCCCTCGCCTTCCTGTCTCTCCCCCCCCGACACACCGAAAACCTCAGTATTATGGGGCATGAGCCTGCCTATACGCTTCGAGAAGGTGGACTCCCGCTACTACCGCAGCGGACGCCCCGCCCTCAGGGACTACGAGGAGCTGGCCACCAAGGTCAGGTCCATCGTCAACCTGGAGGGGCATGGCCCTGCCTCCGCCGAGGTAGAGGCCTGCCTCCCCTACATCATCGAGCACCTCTGGTTCCCTATCAGCGTGGAGCAGATATACATGGAGGGGGTGCCGCAGCCGCTCCTGGACTGGGCGCTGAACTCCATGGATAGCCTCCCGACCCCGGTGCTCATCCACTGCCAGCACGGGGAGGACCGTACCGGGATGGTGGTGGCCATAATACGCATCCGCTCGGGATGGAGCTACGGGGATGCTATTAAGGAGGCTGTCTCCCACGGCTACCGCCAGCTACTCAACCGGGGGCTGGACGAGGTCCTGGAGAGGTATGCCGCTTGCCTTGGGGACAAGGCCAAGGACGGGGAGCAGGGATGACGAACTATGTGGCCAGCACGACCATAAACTTCGAGAAGTCAAGGTTCTACGTCCGCCCAGGGGACATGCTCTCCTACGACCCCCAGCACAGCGGCGGGTCGCTTGCCATATACCGGAACGGACAGCTTGTCAAGGTCCTCAGGGTAGAGTCCCTGGCCATCGAGGCGTTCCTGAAGAGCAGGTTCATATCCGAGGTCAGGGTACCTGCCAAGCCCGGCCCCCCGGCGACCAAGGAGGCTCCTCCCAGGGAGAATGCCGGGACAATCACCATAGATACCCTCGCCAGCGGGTATGCCAGCCCGCTCAAGGCGGCCGAGCCTGCCCCCGACCCGCACGGCCTGCTTACCCCGCCAAGCGACCCCCCTCTTACCAGCCCGCACCTTACCGGCTTCAAGCGCCTGCTCCCTGACTACAATGCATTCCCCTCCGACCTGGGCGTGGCGCTCGTGGACGGCCAGGCAAGAGTCGGGCCTCCAGGGGAGACCCCCAAGAGGGAGAGGAAGAGGAAGAAGCCTGCCCCCGCAGGCGAGATTGACTTCGCCGTGCATCCTCCCGACCCTCCCCCGTCCCAGGTACAAGGCCCTAGTGACCCGCCAGAGCAACCCGAGCATAACCGAATAAGCGAACCATAGATTGAGGGGTCTATGGCCTTTGCAAGCCTCCCATCCAGCCTGGACACTAGGCTCTGGGTACAGGTTCCCGTAATCGTCCTCCACCCTCCGTACACGAAGGTGGCGATAAGCCTCCCGGAGCTGGTGAGGCAGACGAACGCCTTCAGCGTGAAGCGGAGGGCAGGGTGCCAGCCTACCCTGAAGCGGAGCCGTCCCAAGGAGCTTTACCTGGAGTACAACGTGGTGTGCCACGAGAGCTACTCCGACCCCCGTGGCCATGACGTGCAGGTCCAGTTCGACCTCTCCCAGGTGGAGGAGACCCAGGACGCCAAGAGGCTGGACGTAAGGGTAAGCTGCTCCTGCCCGGCGTTCCTCTACTGGGGGGCGCAGTGGAACCTCCACCAGCGGGACGGGCTGCACGGGCAGGCCCGCCCCCTCCTCCAGGCACCGACTCAGAGGCTCGACCTGCGGGGGAACTTCGTCATCTGCAAGCACGTCAAGGCCGTGTTCGAGCGCATACTGCCGGCCGTCCAGCACAACATCACCAAGGTCGTGCGTGAGCGGGAGGTGAAGCGCACCAAGGAGCGCATGCTGAAGGAGGAGCGCCCGACCGAGAAGGAGAAGCGCCTGCACCGGGAGCAGATGGAGATGAGGATGAAGAAGGACATCGACCGCATCCTCAGGACCAGGGACCCGGACGAGAGGGAGAGGCTGATAAAGGAGCTGGTGGAGAAGGAGAAGAAGCGCCTCTACAAGCAGGTGGAGACGGAGCGGGGGGAGAGGCCCAGGAGGAAGCCCCCTGCCGTGCCCCGGCCATCCCCCCCGGCGGCCCCAGGCCCTCCCCCCGAGGAGAAGAAGAAGGTCGTCAAGAGGGACGAGCCTGCCACTGCCCCCCCCAAGCCCCCCGTGCCTCCCAGGCCCCCCAGGGAGGAGCCTGGCCTGGAGGACCTGGTCAAGGAGGAGGAGAGGAAGCTGCGGGCCAGGAAGCCCCCCGAGAAGGGAGGGGTGCGCAAGTGATTACAGCGATAGTGAACGCCCCGTACTCCAACCGTATCCAGCTCGCCCTGGAGGGATGGGTAGGGCCCTTCGTGCGCCCGCTCAGCCCCCCTGTCCCCTTCGACCCCACGGACCCCAAGGTCCTGGAGGTGTACATAGACGGCAGGCCCGCCAGGGTCAGCACCTTCTCCTTCGACAGCATCAACAACCGCTACCTGCTCTTCATGGAGGACGCCTTCGACCCCTCCACGGCGGTGGTCCAGACCATACACCACATGCCCAAGCCCCCGTACCAGTACGGGGTGCCCGTGCCGGCCAACCCCATCCCAGCCATCACCAGCCTCGACCCCCCGTCGGCCCCCTCCGGCCACAGCGCCCAAGTGCTGACCATAGACGGCGCAGACTTTATGCCTACCTCCACTGCCACCTACAACGGCGTCCCCCACACCTTTACCTACGCCTCCGCTGGCCAGGGGGCCATACCCCTTACCTCGGGCGACCAGGCGGCGGCGGGCAGCTACCCCGTGGTGGTCACCAACCCCCCTCCCGGAGGGGGGGCGTCCAACGCCGTGGACTTCAGCGTCGTCTCGTCCCTGCTGCCCGCCCTCTACATAGGCGACGCCGACAACGGGGCAGTCCGCCTCGTTGACCAGGCCGGGGACATCCACACCCCCGTGTTCGCCAGCGCCGACCCGCTGCTCTCCTATACCCAGGGCATATGGGCACCGCTCAACTTCGCAGCCGGGGCAGGCGGAAGCCTCTATATCCTTGACGCCAACACAGTAGGCATATGGCAGGTAAGCACGTCCTATGTAATGACCAGGGTGGCCGGCACCGCTACCGGGACGACCGGCACCCCCATCCCCGGCCCTGCCACGAGCAGCCCGCTCCCCACCGAGCCTTGGCTGGCCGCCGACCCCTCGGGCAACCTGTTCGTCGGGGACTTCCAGCACCACAAGGTCTATGCCGTCAACATGCAGGCCTCCCCCCAGACCATCCTCGGGGTGAGCATCGCCGCAGGCGACATCGCCCTGGTGGCAGGCACGGGCACGGCAGGGTTCAGCGGCGACGGCGGGCCGGCGCTCAGCGCCACCTTCCGCTACCCGCAGGGCCTTGCCTGCGACTCCTCCGGCAGCCTGTACGTGTGCGACGAGCAGAACTACTGCGTGAGGAAGATTGACACCTCGGGCAACATCAGCACAGTGGCGGGGCAGGGGCATGTCTACGGGCAGGCAGGGGACGGCGGCCTGGCTACCCTGGCCACCATGACGGAGCTTTACGGCCTGGGGATAGACCCCAGCGGCAACCTCTACATAGCGGACATGGACTCCCCCAAGATACGGGCCGTCAACATGACGGGCGGGCCTGCCGTCATCTGCGGCATAGCCATAGCGGCCGGGCACATCGACACCGTGGCAGGCACGGGGACGGCGGGGGATACCGGCGACGAGGGCCCCGCCATCTCGGCGGAGATAGGCGCAAACATACTACAGCTCTGCACCGACGCTTCCGGCAGCCTCTACCTCACGGACTTCTACAACAACCGTGCCAGGAGGGTGGACTCGGGCGGCACGATACATGCCTTCGCAGGCACGGGGACGGCGGGGTACAGCGGGGACGGGGGCGCAGCCACGGCCGCCGACCTGGGGGAGGCAGAGGGCATAATATACCTCCCTGCCCCCGTGCAGAGCACCCCGACCTTCACGGTCGGCCTGGTGCCCAGCACCCCCCTGCCCCACACCCTGTCCTATGCCACCGAGAACAGCCTGACGGCGTCCCTGGCGTCCCTGGGCGGGAACTCCGTGCCAGCCGCCAAGACCAACGTAGGCTACCTGGAGGTGGGCGGGGACGCCGACATCCTGAGCCTGGACATGGCCTCCTTCCCGCAGCTATTCTACCTGGACTGCCACGGGAACTCGGGCATGGCGTCCCTCGCCCTGGCGGGAACCTACGTGACATACCTCAACGCCAACTCCTGTGCCCTAGGCCAGGCGTCCGTGGACGCCGTGCTGGTGGCCCTGGACGGGAACGGCCTGCTCAACGGGACCGTCAACCTCGGCGGGGCAGGGAACTCCGCCCCCTCCGCCACGGGGCTTGCCGCTGCCAGCAGCCTGCAAACCAGCAAGGGATGGAGCGTGACCCACAACTAGCATGAGCCTACTGCGCCCCAGCATCGTCTACCTGTCGAGCAGCGAGAACCCCTCCCTGACCGGCGACAACGTGACCTTCACGGCCGACGTGTACCCCAGCGTCACGGTGGTGCAGAGCACCAGCGGCACCAACGGGCTGTACTCCCCCTCCGTGACCCTCACCCTCGGGAGCTTCCCCACCCTGGGCAACACCCTCCTGGTGTTCGGCGGCATCCCCATCTCGGCGGCCGGCGCTGCCTCCGCCCTAGGGTTCACGGCGGCGGCGACGTACTACGGCTCCGGAGGCTCGTCCTTCGTCCTTACGAGGACCGTCCTGCCGGGGGACGGCAAGAGCTGGACGGTGTCCGGCCTCCCCTTCAACAACGTGGCCAACCAGGGTAGGGTATTCCTGCTGGAGATACAGGGCACCCCCAGCATCCTCGCCGACGCAGGGGTGACGGCAGGCAGCCAGTACTACTACACCGCCCCGCTGTCCACCTCGGCCGTCTTCGGCGGGCCGGGGCTTGCCATAGCAGGGTTCTGGCACTACTTCCTCGGCAACGTGGAGAACATCCTCCCCACGGCCTACTCCTACCCCTCCTGGCTAGGGGGTACAGGGGCCGGGTATGATATCGTGGCCTGCAACGGGGACGTCCCCGCCAGCACCGCCGTGACGGCCACGCTCCTCTCCACGGTGGACAGCGGCATCATAGGGCAGGCGGTGTACGTGGACATCATGCTGCCCATCCCTACCGTCCCTACCGGGCACGTGGACTTCTACGACAGCTCCAGCCCCCCTGGGTACATGGGCACCGGCACGCTGTCCGGCAGGCAGACCTCCATATCCTCCTCCTCCCTGCCGGTAGGCAGCCAGACTATCACCGCTGCCTACAGCGGCGACTCCGGCTTCCTGCCCGGCAGCGGCAGCCTGGTGCAGACGGTCAGCTCCGGCACCTCCCCGACGACGACCTCCGTCGCCAGCAGCCAGGACCCCTCCGTGCAGGGGCAGGCGGTCAAGTTCACCGCCACGGTCTCCCTTGCGCCCGAGCTGGTCCAGTACAAGGGGGCATACTCCAGCCAGGCTGGGCGGTACGGCTTCCCCGTCTCCGTTACCCTCACCAGCAGCCCTACGGCCGGCAACACCCTCATAGCCCTGGCCAGCCTGTCGGAGCCGTACAGCGACTACTACTTCGACCTCCCTGCGGGGTTTACCGAGCTAGCCTCCTATAGGCCGGGCGTCAACATACGCAACAGCGAGATAGTAGGCTACCGCATAGCCCAGGGCGGGGACCCGGCGACATGGAGCTTCCCCTGCAACACGGGGTCGGACGTGGCCCCGGGCCAGGTCTACATCTTCGAGTTCCTGGGGCAGCCCACGGTGCAGGCATCGTGCGGGGCGGCAGGCACCCAGGGCACATACCCCTGGTGGCAGACCCCTCCCCCCCTCCCGGTCACCACCGGCTCCATCGGCTCCAGCAGCCCCTTCATAGCCATCTGCCAGTTCATGATGTGGATGATGGCCGCCCCCTACGACTGGAACCCGGCCTTCTCGGAGATGGGGGGACCGTACGAGCCTTACACGGACGCCCATCCCTGGGAGCTGGCGGGGGCGTCCCTTGCCAGCGGCCCTGTGACCGCCATGATGGGCGTAGGCTCGGCGGAGACGGTAGGGTACGCCCTCATCCTGCTCAACTACAGCAGCCAGGTCAGCGGCACGGTGGACTTCTTCGACAGCTCTAGCCCTCCCGGCTACCTGGGGAGCGCCGACGTCTTCAATAGCCAGGCATCCGTCTCGACCTCCCTGCTCCCCGTGGGGCTTCAGACCATAACGGCGGACTACCTGGGCAACGCCGTCTTCCTGGCCAGCAGCGGGAGCACGCCGCAGACCGTCACCGCCGCCCCGCTGGTAGCGGTGGACGGCACCCCCAACCCGAGCTACGTGGGCAGCCCCGTCACCATCGACGTGTCCGTCTCGGGCAGCAGCGGCACCCCCACCGGCACCGTGACCATCGCCGACGGCCTCGGCTCCCCTCCCTATGTCATAGGCACCATTACCCTGTCGGGGGGGAGCGGCTCCCTCGTCACCTCCTCCCTGTCGGCCGGCAGCCACACCATCTGGGCGCTGTACAACGGGGACGTCAACTACCCCGCCGCCTCCAGCTACTACATCCAGGTGGTGGTGGACAAGTACGCCCCCGTGGTGGGCATCGCCAGCGACCACAACCCCCAGTTCTTCGGGCAGGAGCTTACGCTGACCGCCACGGTATCCCCCCCCGCAGGGGTGCTTACCCTCCCTACCGGCACGGTCACCCTGACGGATTCCGTGACGGGCGGCATGGGCACCTATGCCCTCCCCCCCTCGGGCACCGTGCAGTGGACCATGGACCCCTCCAGCCCGTGGGCCGTGGGGACGCACCTGGTGACGGCGTCCTACAGCGGGGACGCTCACTACTACCCCGGCACGGCCACCCTCTCCCAGCTCATAGTCGCAGAGGGGGGCATATACGCCGACCTGCCGGGGTTCGCCCTGGTGGCCTACTGCTCACCGGGGGGGGACGACAGCCTCCCCCCCTGGGCGTCCTTCGTCGCCGACCCCTCCACAGCAGCGGCGGGGCAGCCCGTCTACCTGCTGTGGACCGGCCTCAACATCGCCTCTGTCAGGATGTACGGCGACAACGGGGTGGGGGACTCCCTGGACACGGGGGTGCTCCAGACCAGCGGCTCCGGCATCTATACTGTTTCCAACGGCTTCCAGCATAGCATAACCCTTAGCTGCGTCGCCTACGACTCCTCCGCCCCCCCGGACGTGGTGGCGTCCCAGGCCTTGGCCATCACCGTCACGTAGGGGCCTGGAGGGGGCCTGAAAACGCACTATGGCATACCTTAGTAGGGCAACACTGCCCAAGGAGAGGAAAATGGCCAAGAAGATAGCACGCATCGACGCAGAGAACATGAACTCCCTCTACGCCGCCGAGCTGGAGAAGCTGGGTGCCAAGGTCGCTGCCAAGGACGACACCGGGCAGCCCAAGGACATCCAGGCCTTCAAGGACCACGAGGAGTACCTCAGCACCCTGGAGGCCGCCTTCAAGGAGGACAAGAAGGCAGAAGGCTCCACCGACCCCAACGACGTGGTCCTCGACTAAGGAGGGCAAGCCGATGTTCACCTGCAAGGCGGCGGACGCCCGCCTGCTCGTCCCAGGCAGGCTTGTCGGCTCGACCGACGGCCAGCCGTGGGTAGTTGTCTCTGCCGTCAGGACCGAGGACGGCGTCCTCGTGAGCCTTGCCGACATCACGGGGGAGCCTGCCCCGCCCTGGACCCACTTCGACCCCGTCCCCCTGGGCATGTCCCGCTTCGCCGCCCTGCTGCGGCGGCTCGCCTACAACAAGGACTACGACCTCTATGTCAAGGGGGCCATCCGGGAGGCGGGCCTCCCGGTGGACCAGTCCATGGACTGGTCGAAGTACCTCTTCAACATCATGAGCAAGGGCCTGGGGCCCGCCGAGGACGAGGACATCGACGAGGTTACCCACTGGGCCATCACCAAGGAGCTGTACGAGCTTAAGAAGCTCAACCCCAACAACCCCTCCGGCTTCCAGCAGACCATAGACAGGTTCAAGTGGGGGCCGGGCCAGACGGAGGAGCTGCCGCTGGAGAAGCAGGTCACGGAGTTCCTGAAGAAGACCTTCCTGTACTCGGTGGACAAGGGCAAGAAGTACCTCAGGCGGATTATCAGGGGCCTGCCGAAGGGCTGGAAGCAGGAGGACGTGGTAAGCCTGGACCCGGTCGAGATAGGGGGGGAGGAGGCATATGGCCCGATAGACTACCTGGAGCATCCCGAGTCGGGCAAGGAGTTCCGTGAGGCCGAGGAGACCGCCGAGCTGGGCGACTACAGCCTCCGGCGCAAGAAGGTCATCAAGGGCAGGTTCACCGAGGGCCTGTACCACTGGCTCCTGGAGCAGAAGAAGCGGCCGGAGGGCAGGAAGAGGTACCCCTACTCCCCGAGCCAGTACGTGCGGCTGCTGCGCCTGATGCACGAGCATGCCCAGACCTACGGGGCCAAGCCCTCCCTCCCCGACATAGAGGGGCGCTGGAGGTCCCTCCAGCAGGAGGTGGGGAGCCACAAGCGCCTGGGGCACGACGACTTCGCCAAGCTCTTCGCCATGTTCCCCGAGACCATGGAGACATACGTCAGGACCTTCCTGCGCCTCCCCCCCGAGGAGCACCACGTGCTGCCCAACATCGTCCGCCTCCTGGTGAGGGAGGGGGAGATGAGGCGTCAGAGGAGGCTGGAGGAGTCCGACAAGGACAGGGAGTCCCGCAGGACGGGGCCGGAGCCGGGCGGGCCGCAGGACGCCCCCGAGGCGGGCAAGACCTCCGCCAAGCAGGTAGAGGTGCCCCGCTGCGCAACCTGCAAGACGGCGAGGGAGGTCAGCAGGTGCCCAGGCTGCGAGCAGAGCTACTGCGCCCTGTGCGTGAGGGACCACTTCGCCAACAACCCAGGGCACGACAGGACATAGCATGGCCGACGTAGAGGTGAAGAACGAGGGGTCAGTCGTCCTCCTCATCCCCATGAGCGACAGGGGGAAGGACTGGATTGACGAGAACCTCCAGCTTGAGAGCTGGCAGTGGTACGGCAACGCTGCGGCCGTCGAGGCACGCTATGCCGACCCTATCGTGGACGGCATGATGGACGACGGCCTGGAGGTGAAGGGGACCACGAGGGTCATACCCGAGGAGTCCGACCTCACCCCCGAGCAGGAGGAGGACATGGTCAGGAGGGGCCAGCTCCCCCCCATGGAGATGCGCTCCTCCAGGACGGCCGCCCTCCCCGCCCAGCAGCGGCCCCCTGAGGGCACCCCCGCCGCAGACATGAGGGAGGACCCCTGGGCGGCCGCCTCCCAGGCCATATCCCAGCCGGACGACCAGGCCGCCCGCCGGAGGCTGAGGCACACCGTGGAGCCTGAGATACCCGGAGGCCCCTACCACATGGTATCGTCCGGCAGGGGGTTCAGGTCAGCCTTCCTGCGCCAGCCGAGGAGGGATGGCTACTGCGACGCCTGCGACCGCCCCGAGGCGCAGTGCGTGTGCAGCCCCGAGGACTGCGACCTGACAAGGGAGAGGGCATAGAGACTACAGGAACCATTTTAAGAGCCGCCAGGAAGGCGGCGGAGGAGAACATGGCAAAGACGTCGAGGGAAGCCCTAAGGGAGAAGATAGCGGCGATAGCCGAGGACAGGAAGGCCCAGGAGTACGGCCTGCTGAGGGAGGTGGCCGCCAGGGAGCCTGAGAAGGTCGGGGAGGCCCTCGGGGAGCTGGCGCACGCCGCCAGCGCATGGGGGGCGTCCGCCGCCGCCCTGCGTGAGAACCTGGACCTGGTGAGCGCCCCGCATGCGGCGTCCCTGAGGGCCAGGACAGCGGCCAGGAGGAAGTACGCCGCCGAGTTCCGGCGCATCGCCGAGGTGGCCCCGGAGCAGGTCGAGGACGCCGTGGTCGAGCTTTACCGCTCCATCGACGAGATTGCCGCAGGGCTGGAGAACCTGGCGTCCCACCTGGGGATAGACCTTGCGGAGGCCGGCGAGGAGGAGCTTCCCCCTGCGGAGGGCGCAGGGGACGGGGACGAGGGCCTGCACGGCGAGATGCCTGTCGGGGGGACCGAGCCTGCCGAGGAGGACGACCTTGCCAAGGAGGCCGGCGGCGAGGGGGCGTTCACGACCGACCGTGACGAGGAGGGCAAGCCCAAGCCCCCTTCCAGGATGGAGAACCGGACGGCCACCGGGAGCGGGGCCTTCGTCACCGACCGTGACCAGGGGGCAGAGCCTAAGCCCGTGGAGAAGGCCGAGATTCCCGTCTCCCAGGGCGAGGCCGCCATCAAGCAGAAGTAACCCTGCCGCCGCTGCCAGCATCTAAAAGCCAAGGTATTGTATAGGTGGAGGTGCGTATGAGCAAGATACTGCTCTCTGCTCTCGTGTTCCTGCTTCTCTCCCTGCCTGCCCCTGCCCAGCGCCACGGCGGGCCGGCTGCGGGAGGAAGGTCCCCTTCCCCTGCTGCCGCCCCCAGGCCGGGCGGAGGGGGTACCCATGCCCAGGCACCTGCCAGGGCGGGAGGGCGCTCCTACGGGCGTCCTGGCGCTCCTGCGGGGCATCCTGGCGAGGCCCACGGCAGTATACGGGCACCCGGCCAGTCTTCCTACCATAGCCCCTACCATGCCTCTATCCCAGGGGGACGCTACAGCGCCTACTTCGGGAGGGGGCACCGGTTCGTCCCCTGGCACGGGTCCCCCTACTTCCATGGCGGACGGGGATGGCACGGGCACCGGGGGTTCCGGTACGGCGGGTTCTACTGGGGGTTCGACATCTGGCCCTACGGCGTAGGGCCCTGGTGGTGGGGCTACGACGACCCGGTATACATCATAATCGAGGGGGGCTGCTACTATGCCTACGACGACCTGCACCCTGGGCAGAGGGTAGAGGTGACCCCGCAGCCCGATAGGGAAGAGACAGGCACGGTGGTCATCAGGGGCGGGGCCAGGGGTGACCAGGTCCTCGTGGACAAGGCGCTTGCCGGGTATATAGGCGAGCTGGGTGCGTTCTCCCTCCCGGCAGGCCCCCATGCCCTTGAGGTCAAGGGCAGGGGGCCGTACTTCGGGGAGGACATAATGGTCCTTGCAGGGCACGAGCTTGACATCGACGTGCCGGGCGCTCCGCCCTCCGACTAGCCGTTGATGGGCTGTAGCCCGTGCGGCCACTTCTCGACAGCGGGGGCATCGGGGGCCTTCTTGCGCCCCGGCTCCTGCTGCTCCAGGGCACGCCGCACGCCGTCCACGGGGAGGCAGAACACCTTGCCGTCCTTCGCACGCTTCGCCAGGATGGGGAAGCGTGTAGCCTTGGGGCGCATGCCTGTGATGGTGTACCTCTCGAAGCTGAAGGTGATGGTCTTGCCGAGGTCGTCCGCCTGGAGGTCGTAGAGGGTGGCGTAGCTCTTGAAGTCCTCCGCCTCCTTGCTGTTCACGGTCCCGTCCTGGGACACGGTGCTGCACTCGACCTTGAGGGTGAAGTGCCCGCCCGAGAACGTCCCCCTCCCCGGCCTGATTACGATTCCGTGCTTGGCCGCTATCGCCTGCAACGCCTCCTCGATGTCCCTGCTGAGGATACGGCACGACGTCCTGTCGAAGCCCGTGATAGCCATAGGTTACCCTTCCTCCTGGTTTAGCATCCGCCTTACCGCCCGGTTCGCCGACACCCCTGCCTTGCCCTGCGGGTGCTCCTCCAGCGGCCTGCCGCAGACGGCGCATCCGGGGCCCGTATAGGTGGGGTTCTCGGTATAGGGGTGGTTCTCCGGCTTGAAGAAGTCTCTGTCCATCGGGTATAGTATACACCGTCCTACACGGAGCAGGCAGGGGATTCTGCCCGGCTGTAGTAGTTCTTCACCAGGCTCCTCATCGTCTCGTCCACCGACATGTGCCAGGAGAGGTACCCGTCCTGCCCCTCCCGGAGCAGCGCCACGAGGCGCTCGGCGTCCCTCAGCATCTCCTCCCTGCGGGCCTTCTCTGCCATCACTTCCTCCTCCCTGCCCCCCATATCACCAGGGCATTGGGCACCAGCATGGCCAGGAACAGGCCTATGACCGCTAGCCCTGCGCTCACCTGCCCCTCCTCGGGAAGTCCGCCTCGAAGTCCCGGTCGTTGAGGTCATGGTAAAGCTCCCATACCCGGCAGCCTACCTCCTTCTCCCATCCCAGGGCCTCCCGGTCCGTCTCCAGCCTGGGCTTCTCCAGCAGCCCCAGCAGGGCCCTGGCGTGCCCGAGCATGGACTCCCTGCGGGTCCCTGGGTGCAGTATCCTCTCGTCCATACCTCCTCCTAACCGGCAGGCTATACCCCCCTGCCCCTGAGCACATGGGAGACGGTGACCGCCAGCAGCAGCAGGTCGTAGGCAAGCCCCCTGCGGCGGCGGTAGCAGCGGTGCAGGCGCACCTCGTACCCCCTCCCCAGCGAGTTGACCCTCTCCCGCCCCACGAGCTGGGACAGCCCTGTGATGCCGGGGGGCATGTCCAGGCAGTCGGAGTAGCCGGGCACCGTCCTGGACAGGTGCTCGGCTATGCCGTACTCGTCCGGCCGTGGGCCGACCATGCTCATGTCGCCCACGAGGACGTTCCAGAGCTGCGGCAGCTCGTCCAGGTGGGTGCGCCGCAGCAGCCACCCCAGCGGGGTCACCCTGGGGTCGCCCCTCTCCACCAGGTCCAGCCTGCGGGCCGAGCCGTTGCGCATGGTCCGCAGCTTGTACATGGTGAAGGGCCTGCCGTGCCTGCCCATCCGCTTCTGCCTGAACAGGGCGGGCCCGGGGGAGGTCAGGCGCACGGCGGCGGCCAGGGCGGCAAGGAGCGGGGACACGGCCGCCAGCAGCAGCACGGCCAGGGCCACGTCGAGCGCCCGCTTGGCATGGTAGTACCTGGCGTCCGCCACTATCCCTCCCCCTAGCGTGGGTGCGGCCCCCCTGCGCAGTAGCATATGGCCCTGCCGCTCGCCCTCGCCTTCCTCAGGCGCTCCTCCCTGCGGGCCTCGGCCGCAATCTGGTTCGCCCGGTTCCACATCTGCGCCCAGGATATGCTGACCTCGTGCCTGCACCCCTTGGGGCGCAGCCTCAGCCCCCATGCCTCCACGTGGGCCACCATCAGGCGCTTCCCCACGAGGAGCGGCGTCTCCAGGCACAGCTTGGTCTTGCGCCTCAGTATGCTGGTCATCGGTACCTTCCCCTCCTTGGCCCCTGCCCTGCCACGTGCCCTGCGATAGCGCCCATGTTCCCTGCGATGCCCAGGATGGCGGCCACCGCTACGAGGAGCACTGCCGCTACCGCCGACAGGAGCGCCACCTCCAGCCAGTCTACCGCATACCAGTTCACCATGGCTGCCCTTCCTACTCTATGGTCATCACCACGAGGCCCCTGTCCTCCAGCGACACGGTGACCACCGTGCCGGGCGGGAGGGGGCCTGCGCAGTGCCATACCGACACGTGGTAGCGCCCCTTGGGGAACTCCATGTCCCTCGTCCATGCCGTCCCCCCGCCGTCCGTGAGGCATGCCACGGGGGCACGGCTCCTGAGCACCAGGACGGTTGCGTCCTGCGGCCCCTGGTGCTTCCACCACTCGACCTTCACGCCCGCCCCGCTGTCCTCCATGTGCCCCCAGGACACGAGGCGGTTGCCGTTGCTAGGCATCCTTGCGGTCCCCCGGTGCCTCCCCTGGGAAGTATACCCCCAGGTCCCTGACCATCTGCACGATTGCCTCGCACATGTCGATGTCGAACCACCCCTCGTCCGGCACGGGCCTGACGGAGTAGCTGCGCAGCTTGCCGGACTCCTTGAGGCGCTGGAGGCCTGCCGTGAACTCCTGGTAGTCGTCGTAGCTGAGCATGGCCCTGAAGGCCCGCTCCTCGTCCGGCACGGCGACCTTCGCCCTGGAGCCGAGCAGCATCCTTACCTCGAAGAGGCAGGTGTTGTCGGTCACCCTTATGGCCTCCAGGATAAGCTCGTCCATCCCCTGCCTCCCCCCCGTGAAGGGGAAGCCTGCCTTGTCGTCCCGCTCCCTCTTGTGCATCCCTGCCCCCCTCAGTACCAGTGCTCCGTCAGCTCGCTGACCAGCTTCCTTATCTCCCCGCCGATGACGGAGGCGTATGCGGGGGAGATTACCTCCCCCTCGGGGTAGTCCTGCCCGTTCATCAGCCTGTAGAGCCGCTTGATGATGCGGATGGTCGTGGCATCGACGTGCTCCTCCCACTCCGGCTCGAAGCCGTCGCTGGGCCTGCGCACGTCTATCCATCCCATGCCGTCGCCGATGGTGCCGGTCAGCATGTCCGTCTTCCTGCCTTCCTCCCTGGGCACGCCGCACCTTACCGTTCCGCATGGTACACAGTTGAACTCGCTATGGGTTTTCACTGGTCTCCTTCTCCGCCAGCCGGTATGCCCCCAGGTACCTGTCCCTTACCGACGCATCGACTCCGTATCCCCTCGGCAGCCGGTTCAGCTTTATCAGCTCTACCACGTCCGCAAGGTCCTTCTGCCTTCCCGAGGACAGCTTGGTGGATACGAGGTCTTCGAGGGTGAGCAGCAGGGGCCTTCCCGATACCTTCGTGGGCATAGGCAGGGAGAACTTCCCCCCCTTGGACACCGTGCTCCCCCCTTGCAGGAGGTCTACCGGCACCCTGGTCTCCCTGTCCGTCACGGTCATCCCCGACCCCTGGTTCTTCCTGAACAGCCCGCTCTGCTGGAGACGCCAGATTGCCTCCGCAGGGTCCGGCACGATGATGTCCACGTCGATGGTCATCCTGGGGTACCCGTGCTCCTGCACGGCGAACCCGCCACAGACGTAGTGCGGTATGCCCCACCCTGCCAGGACGCCCACGGCCTTCCTCAGGGTCCTGGTCAGGGCGGTCGTGCCCGTCGCCCTCCTCAGGAACTCCGCCTTGAGGTTCATCGGCATGTCATCTCCCACAGGCCCTTCGCCTGCACTGCCCTGATGGTGCGCCTGAGCGCCTCTGCCTCGCTGCGCCCCCTGCGCCGTACCAGCACCCCGTGGTAGGGGGCCTTCGGG